CTGGAACTAAGACTTCAAGAGAGAGGACTCAGGACCAGACAATTGGCACAGCAAATAGCAGATCTATCGTAAAGGACAAGGTACTTGTATCTCTTAGGGAATATACAGGTCCTGCTGACCCTAACAACACAAATCTACCTAGCACATTTAAAATTGCTAGAGAAACCCTAATGACAGCTCAGCGTCTGCTACTTGACACTGGAAACTTAAATATGTTCCATCAAAGTATCGGTTCGCTAACTCTTCTAGATGACTATAGAAGATGGAGAGATAGAGTATTCATCGACGAGTTATTCAAGTCTGAAGCTCGTGGTCAGGCATCTGATACACAAGGTGGTTACTACTATCCAAACACTAAGACTAAAGCAAACTCAACAACTCTAAATGCTTATTCTGCTACAGAATATGCTTCAGAGCGCTTTAAGTTCAATGTGAAGACAGACCTTCTAGAAGTAGTTAAGAGTTTAAGAAAAAGACACGTACCAGTATTTGGTGATGGTTACTATCGCTGTATAGCTGACCCTTCATTCATGAAGGATCTACGTGCAGATCAAGGATTCAGAGAAGTTGCAAGATACCCAGGAATGGGTCAAGGCAACCCACTAATGCAAGCAGGTTCTCCTAACCAAGCAATCTACCAAGGTGGACAGTATGGTCAGGCACAGTTTGTAGCTGGTGAGCCAGTTATGCCTTCTGGATTCGTATTTGAAGGAGTAAGATTCTTCGAATCAACAAACTTCCCAGTGAAAGAAATTTCGGTCGATATTGGTGATGGTAACGGAGCTTCTACAAGAACAACTCCTGCTGGACTATTCTTTGGTCCTCAGTCAATTGGTGTTGGTATTGGTGGTCCAAACGCTCAAGTACTCATTAATAATAATGATGACTTCAGCAGATTCATTATTCTCATTTGGCAGCTATATGCTGGCTTTGCGAACTTGAATAAGGACTTCATTACAACAGCCTTCACAATTACTGAATAAGGGGGTATTTAAATAATGGCAACTTATAAAAGTGACGCGGGTGCAATCTTAGAACCCGGAAATCAGATTAACCAGTTATCTTCATTTAACAATGAAGCTGTTCATGGTTGGCCTGGAATTGATCTTTTTGAGCAAATCGGTTTTGTTAAAGTTAGTAACTTAACTGCTGATAAAGCTAACAACAAAAGTTTCAATATCACAATTCCTTCTCCAGATCGTCGCCCTGATGATCGTGTGAGAGATGATCGCACATCTCTTGTTGTAAAGGCAAGTACTGCACGTCCTGCATACGTGTATCAGGCATCCTTATCAATTGCTAAGGATATTCCTGAGCTTGTAACTTCATTACGTTCTTTCCCAGCTTTCCCAGTAACAGCTGACCTTCAAGGTACTAACGGAGAATTTCTTCTTTTAGGACCTGACAATGGTGGTGCACCTTTTGGTGTTCCTTCTACACAGCAAAATGGTTTAGCAGCTGCTTCTTCCTTGTTAGATATTGGTGCTTCCGGTATTGCTCAAGGAACAGGTAACACATCAACTGACGGCACTAACGATGGTATTGTTCCATTTGTAAGTGTTGTTACAGGTGGTGGTATTACTGCAGCAAACTTAGCTAACTCC